TGAGCCACCTGACCCGGGTCCTAGCAGTGCTTGACCATCTCCAGGACTTCACCTCGCCCGGCGACATCTGCCGGGTGCAGGGAATCAACCGGAGGGCCGTCGAGCGCATCTTGGCGGCTCTCCGGGCGCAGGGTCGGCTAGAGTCCCGGCGGGAGGGCCGCCGAGTGCTCCACCGGCTGCGCTGACCGCCCCTCAGCGCCCCGGCCTCACCGACCGGGACGTTTATATTTTTGGCCGCCAGATTACAACCCATCCGCCTTGATCCGCTTGAGCGCTGCATAAATTCTTGCGTTGTGAAATCTTATTCGGCAGCGACTGGTGCAGAACCGTTGCGATGCTCTTGACGGCAGGAACGCCACTCCGCACATCGCGCATGGACGCTGCCCCGCGGCCATGTCAACCTGCTCAAGATGATCTCCCGCAACCGTAAGCCGCGTCGCACATACTGGGCAAGTGCTGGAGAAATCTCCCGGAGTTCGCTCGCATCCCATTCTGGAATCCTCAAGATTTTCTCATACCGTTTGCGAAGCCTCTTTTGGATGTACTTCCGTTTGGCCGCAATATTTGGAAAGACTAGATTCGCCGCTAGAAGATTGCATTCTCGGCACGCTGGCACCAATGAAAGTCGGTTTGGAAGCGCATCCTGCAAGTCTGAAAGGCTTGACACAAAAGACTTCGGCACGACATGCTCCGTGTCTGTGCCTGGCATGCCGCAATACGTGCACGGAGAGGCATCGAAATCAATTCCGTCGAGGTTGTATGCTCGAACAGCCTCAAACCACGTAAAATCACGATGATAGCGTCCCATACTTCCATCCGCCACAGGCACGATCCATACAATTCCACCTTGGCGGAGTATAAAACGCAATTACGCGCCTGTCAAGTGGATATTTTGGCCATCTGGTGTTGCGTCACTGGTTAGATGTCCAATCCCGCATCCCGGAGGCGCTGAGCCAAATTGCCCCGGCTCCAGGCAAGGAAGCCGACCACTTCCTCCGGAAAGCCGCTTGCAAGTCGCCCGAGGTTCTTATCGTCCGCTTTCGCAATGGCCTCCATTAGGGTGCGCGTGAAACCCGCGAGCATTCCGCATTGCCATTCAACGATCACCTTTTCCCCGGGACTCCATGCGTCGCTGGCCAGAATCTCTTCCGCACGCTGGTAATTGCGCTGACTTAGCACTGGCATAATCTATCTCCTCGCAGTGCTCGCACTGCCCTAGAACGGCACCGCCTCCGCCGCGGGCTTCCCATCCATGCGCAGGAGCAACTCTTTCTGCCGGTCGATCTCCTCCCGGCTGCGCTGGGTCCGTGGGCGGAAGTGCTTATCAACCGTGAGCGACCCTACACTACGCATTGCGAGATCGAGCAACCTCAGCCGGCGGAGGTTTTCCTCCCGGCTGAGCAACTGCGGCACCTTGCCAGTATCCGTCCACTCGCCGTTTTCGGCTTCCAGGCGAGTCAGCACATATGTCTGACATTGACCACAAAAGCCGTCCTGGTCCACCGGATGCGCTTGTGGGCACCATCGCCGTGGCGTGATGTTGATCGGCCAAGTCCGACAGTTCCAGCACCATCCCGACGCCAAGACGTGCTCTCCGCAGAGGCAGCACTTGACGCTGGATTCTTTTTGTTCAATCTCCTCTCTAGTTCTGTCCCTAGGCATCTCGATACCTCCTGCGTCGCGCTGCCCGGATTGAACTAGCGATCATACTAACTCCCATCTCGATAACGGCCATCGTGCACCTTGACGCAATTATCCGTCCCGTCCTTGCCCTTTGACAAGAGCCAGTCTAGGTCAGGCTGAAAGGATCTGTGGCCGGGCTCAGGAGCGACCTTGCCGGAGAGAAACCGCGAATGCTTGTACTGGTCGAACGTAGCCACCCACCACTCGCGATCCGGGAATAGTCGCAGGTAGCGCTTTATCTTTTCCAGGCGGGAGCCTTTGACTGTCTTTACGGCAGCCACGTTATCCGGGGCCATCGTGTTGTATAACTCCACCAGGTCCGCCGGATTCCCCCAGGAATCCGAAGGAGGAGGAGGAGTATTAGGATCTGGTAACGGGAGCAGAGAGCCGGAAGCCGGATCGGTCCCATTACCATACCCATCCATAAAGGGTTTACCATACCCTTTGTATTTCTCGCAAAGCTTGAATTTTATTGAGCTCTTTGGAGCATCGTCCAGAATCCGACGAATTCCCTCTTGTTGTCTGGCTGAAATCTCGCCTTTTGGGAACTCGTAATAGACCCTTTTGCATACCCATACATAATGGGTATCCCTATCCCATTCAAGGAATTCCACGGATTCCGCCTCGCGCATGGCGGACTCAATTTGCTTCCTCGTCAGTCCGGTTTCGTCCATGCAGTCGTCCATCGAGAATCGGAAGAACCCGATGAAGGTAGACCGCGGGCACGTGAGGCAATAGAGCATGAGCAATTTCGTATAGGGAGAGACATTCCGCAGGGTGGGACTCGTCCAAAATCGTGTCGCTACGGATCGTTGTGTTGGCATGCCCGCCTCAATAAGCACAACCGCCCGGACAGCGCGTTCCGATTATCTCTTGAAAGGAAGAAGCGGCTGGCCGTGGCCCACTGTACAGGGGTTCAAGGTGAATATTCCCTACCCCGCCCCGTTCAGCCAGCCTGAGCCAGAATCCAATTTTCCGGCGCAGAATGGGGGCGCATTGTGTTACTTTCCCACCCTCGACCAAAAACCCGGCACAAAAATCTGGCGTCTGAACGCGGTACAAACCATCACGTAGCAGCTTCATCGCTACTCCTCAATTCTCAAGATGCCACTACCCTTCAGCGGTAGTCCAAGCGCGGCACTGATCTCTGTTGCGGCAACCACGTGATCAGAGTAGAGAAATAGTAGTGTCTGCTCCAGGGCACCTACACGTGCTTTTAGCTCAACGGGGCCAGTAGGACTGTGCTGGCTGAGGGAATACACGATTGGTGCCTCTTCGACATTATCCTTAATGACTGCCCTCCTCATCGTTGCCTCCTTGTTCGTCCTCGTTCTCCCCAAGTACGCTGTCCGCATCTATTTACCAGCCCAATACCCTGTACGCGGGCCTGAGCCGAGAAAACAGGATCGGATAGTTTTGGCGTTGGCCGTCAGGTCCGCGTCCGGCCTTCTCCAACCCGAACCGCCGCAGACATTACAAATCCCCATGTCCATTGCCCGCCCGCCGCAACTACAACCACCGCTGCCATCACAACACTCTGCGTACCAATGTCCGTCCTCGCAGTGGCAACGCACCAATTCCACTCCGGCTTCGTCTTTCATCTGGACCTCCGCTCTCTTGCGCGTTCCTCGTCGGTCTTTGTCGCGCCGGAGGGCGGGCAAACCTGCTCCCCGCATCAAGCGGAATGGTGAAGCTACGAGGCGTTGCCATAAACCTCACCGCCTTTCAGTGTGATTGCCCGCCCTGGTCGGTCCTCAGTCTTCTCGTCCAAGTAAGGACACCGAGGTTACATATTCCTTCTTGCCGATCTTGACTTTCTTGATGGCGTCCACGGCGTCCCGGGCCAAAACGACGGTTGAATAGGAAAAGTCGCTCTGGTTTTCGGGTTCGTCAATACCCAATGTGAGCTTGAATAATCCTAGCTTCCTCATCGTTACCTGTCCCTTCTGAAAGATTACCCGTCCTGCCCGCAGGACGAGGCCGCCCTTCATACGCTCGTTACACCTTTACGGCCAGGACGGGCAATGCCCTACTTCTCTTTTACCAACATCACCTTATCAGCTAGCCTCGTCCCCAGAGGCAAGACCTTCAATGTTTGGCAGATATCTCTATCCCACATACGACGAAAACGGCTTAACCGATATTTACACGGAACGATCTGGCACTTCACATGCGACTCAGTAAGCATCCGCACAAAGCTGTGTGCCGCGTTGAAGCAATCGAAGACTGCCAGTGGGCCGCAACCTGTGCGCGGTACAGTCAACTGGCCGATCTTATATTCCACCTCGCCCATTCCACAAAAGGCGCTGAACAGCCGCCCCTTGACAACTCGGACAACCTTCCACCCGATATGCCACTTCTTCATGGCTTTACCTAATCTGGATCGGTTCGGCCGATCTTCTCGTCGTTGTCCGCGTCCTGCGGCGGGCAATCTTATGCCGGCATTCCTCCCGATAGAGCGGTCTTCGCCTTGTCTCGGATGAATTTCAGCGCAGTTTTTTCCTCGCCTGAATATTGCGACCAGATTTCTTTCAGCGCGCCTTCGAGCGCGGCGAAATCGGACATATTTCTTGCGGCGTCGTACCGTTCCCGCCAGTCATCCACGGTCGGAATATCGCCAGGAGAGGAACGCTCGGACTCTTTTCCATCGCCAGACCCCTTGGTGACACCCTTTTCGGGTTGGGTCGCTGCTGGCGATTCTGATGGCGCGTGTCGCTCAGGCTTCCCGGTGGCTTGCGCATCGTCATCATCTTCTGGTGCCAGTCCCGTGACCTGAAGCAGGGAGTAGCGCCGTGCATACGTTAGGGCGCTTCCGACCCGCTGTGCGGGATTGGCCCCGCCGCGATCTTGGGAATCCGGTACGGGCATCGAAATCTCGCCGGAATTCTCCGAGTAGCCCAGCGCATGTGCGATGCGGCATGAGACCACAACGCGCTGCGGCTCTACCCGGGAGGACCAGGACACCGATAGCCCAAGTTCTCCAAGCAAGGGTCGGATGGTTTCCATGATTTCGTCTAGAGCGGCGTACCTATACTCGTAGTAGTACCCCTTGGCGGTAGCAATCTGAGCGGTATTCGTCTTCTTGATGGGCGGGCACCGCCGTTGGAACTCAGCCATTGCCGCATGCCAGGCTTCGCGGGCCTGGACTTCGCGGACATCCTTTGCAAGGGCCACCAAGCGTTCCAGCGTTTCGATGCTGGCGTTGGACTCCACGGCCTTCTGAAGCAGGTATTGGGGATCAATGCGGACGAGAGCCTTAACGTCTGTCATTTCCCGATCTCCTTCTGCAAGTCGTACAGGTTACGAAGCAGGAAGAACGCCTCGAATTCCTTGGCGAGCGATGGCCAGTAGTAATGTCCAAAGGAGCCGTTTTCTTTTCCGACTTGGAGCAGGTGATACCCGGTGACAGGATCGTCTGGGTGTGCCTCGTCCCACAACTGCCCGTAGGCGGCCAATTGAATGCGATGATCGGGGTACACGCCCTTGGACGTTTTCAGGTCGAGGATGCAGCGCCGACCGTTGAGGAGCGCGGGGTAATCAATGGTGCCGCCATAGCGGTATTTCTCGGACACGAGCGCGATCTCACTGCCCGTGGATTGGAGTCGAAATGCCTCCCGCCACTCATAGAACGCCAGGAGTGAGGATTCACAGTCCGCGGGAATCTCCGTCGGCCTCTGGCCCCGCATCTCCATTTCGATGAGGGCGTGGACGCGGGTGCCGAGGTCCGCCGCCTCGTCTTTCGTCTCTCGGAAATCCTTCCCTTCCTTCCCCTGGCTCCAGGCCCAGTACATCAGCGCACCCTTGGACCAGGCCAACTGACCACCGATGATGGTCGTGACGCCAGGAACCTTTTCGCCGCTCTTCAGATGGTATCCAGCTTTCGGCGTTGGCATCCATGTTCTCCTTGCGCACGTTCACGCAGTGCCCCCGATTTTCTCCGCGTCAGAGTTCTTTGTGTCCACGCCCTTCTCTCGCGGCTTGCGGGTCTTGCGCTCCTTGCCCTCAGTCGGCGGAGTAGCCGTGATGCCGTTGAGCAACTGCACCAAATCCCCTCGGTCCTTTTCCGGCCACCGACACACCTTCCCCCACACTTCGGCGAATTCAATTCTCGGCACCCTGCGCTTCATGTGGCCCCCTTTCGTTGCTTACGCCTCGCAGCCTGCCACTCTCTGTGGGTGCAAATCCGGAAATCCAATTCCACGACGTGGTAATACAGCAACGCTCGTGCGCCCGGCCCGACCAGCTTCACGGTGCGGCCCGTTGGGCTGATGAGATAAAACGGCCCATAAGTCGGGCTGGGTGCGATGACTCGGCGGCTCATCTTAGATGGACTCCTGAACGATCACCCAGAGGCCTGGAGGCGTAGATGCTGTTGCGTAGCACTTCTCCACCATCTTGATGACAACCTGTGCGTCATCGTGCCACAAGATACCATTCCAAGCATCCAGCAGTTTCTTCTCAAGATTATCAAGGTCTGGTCTCGTAATTGGCCGCTCGCACTTTGGCTTCTTGGGCCGTGGCAAGTAAAATGAGAGACAAACGCTCAGTGGCCCAGCCAGCGGCTCCACCTTCTGCTGCGAGGCCACCAAGCGACAATACGATGCCCACTCGGTATTGCGATACATAGGGAAGGCCCGTTTGCCGCCTCCAGGACGGATGACCGAGCCGGTCTGCGTTGGCCGAGGGATGCCCGCGACGAAGAAGCTGATCATGTGTCCAACCTTAATCCGAAATACTTCTCCGCCCCTCGCGGCAAGGTCTTAGTTTCAAAATGGGTCTCACACCGTCGCACACCCCACACTATCGTGCTGCCCATGTGCTCTTCGTAGGCCACACAACCGCAGGGGAAAGTGGCAAGAATCTCTTTGATACGCTCAGGCGTTATCTCTCTCGGTCCTGGTCGCATCGTATACGTCCTCGTAATCATCGTTGTCCGTCCACTCGCCTCCACAGATAGTTTCGCCATCCCCAGCCTGTCCGCGCCCCCACGAGTTGCCATCCGGGACCGGGCCAAGTGCGGGGCCAAAGGAAGATCATAGCGGCAAAACCACTTGGCCTATGTTGGGCAAGCTCACGTGTTCACCCTACTCATGCTTCGCGTCCCAAGATTTGTGGAATCCCGGAGGAGGCCGCCTCTCTCCGGGATCCCCGTGCGTCAGTCACATGTGGGGTCGCGGTACAACGTCCGGGGCTCCTCGCTTCTCTCGCGGTAAGTCGCCTTTCAGCCCAGGTGGCCCTGGCATCGGCGGCGGTCGGCCAACTACACGACCGTCGGCCCCGCCGAGTTATCCCGTGTCCACCGCGAGCGAGCTGATCCGGCTCCTCCGCTCCCCCTTCGCGGGATCCGTGGTTAAATCCCAAAGTATGTGCCAAGCATTCTGCGCCGAAATGTCTCGCAGCCAGCAGGCATTCTGCTCCTTACTCAAAATCACCAGACCCCCTCCGTCGGCCAGATCAATGTGACCAAGCACTTTGCCGTGGCCGCAGCATGACCCGCGCATGTTTATGCCGCCTTGCTGCAACGCCCGAACGAGCGGCGCGATGCAGGCATCGATCTCGGCGGCCTTCCACTTCTCCACCCCGTCAGATGCAAGATCAGCCGGGATGAGGACGCGGACCGTTTCCGTGATTCCCCATTGGCACATCTGAGCACCTTTCGCCTCTAGACGCTCTCACTCGATCTGCCCGTCTGCTGCTGTACTTCAAAGCACTTCTCCTGCTCTCTCCTTCGGGAGTAGGCCATCTTGCGTACATGCATAAGCGCGTTCCATGCGTCAAGGGCAGCAGACCAGCGCGTCGCTTGGCCGATTTCCCGAACAAGCGCTTCGCAGACGAGCGCTTCTTCCAGTTCGATTTCCGTATGAGCGTTCCCTTGGTACCCAACGACTTCCAAGGTCGCCTCTGCGCCTAGTTTCATTTGTTGCTCCTTCCGAAGACGGGATAGCTTGTATCAGGAACAAGAGCCGCCTCGGACTCAAGCCTCTCGACAACCTGGTCAATCCACGCCTTTGCTCGCTCGGCACACTCTCGGAACGTTCCGGGGCCGTCCCCACGGTGGGGGAAAGACATAGAGCATTCCGGGTTACCTTCCTTACGTTAGGGTGGGGTCGTGGAGGGAGGCATCCGGCCCCACCTATCCTATCCCTCGGGCGCACCTTCGACACAGGATTGTACGGCACGCAGGAGGTCGCTGAGTGAACTACCCTTGGGCACGACCCGTAGGCCATGTTCTCGCGCGTCCTCGTTTATCTTATCGTCACCCGAATGGATGATGACTGGAATCCCCGCTGCCTGAAGACGTAGTGCCAGCGGGAGAGTTGCAGTCGGCATCTGACCATCCGCGAATGGGACATTCCCATCTAGCAGCACAGCCTTTATCGGCGATGGCGAAAGCGCCATTGCCTCGACACCTAACTGATACGCGGCCTCTAGAACCTCGCAGCCCTCCGCCTCTAACGCGGCGCGAAGGTACTCGCGCGTGGAGGGATCGTCCTCAACGATCAGTACGGTCGGGAGTGGTCCGAGTCGGTCGAGCTCCGACCTGAATTCGGCCTCCTCGACCTCCTCTTCCTGAATAATGCCCGTCGCCGGGTGTACCTCAAACGAGGGTGCGTCGGACATGGTGGACCGAAGGCCGGCCTTCGCCACCTCCTCCCGAAGCACGGTAGTCAGCCGCTCCGCCAAGTCGTGCGGATTAACGGACACTGGGAACACGCCCCACAGGGCCGGCGAACATCCGACCCGCACGTCCAGCGCCACAAACAACTCCCCCACATGCTCATATCGGTCCGCCGGCAGGACAGGGATCACCTGATTTTCCTCCAGACCCACATGGCGGCCTCGTACAGGACGGAAATCGCCAGAGCCACAGTGGAGAGAATCCAGATGGCGGTGGCGAAGACAAAAAGGGCTTCGGCCCAAGTTATCATTGTACCCATCCTCTGCGCACCAACTCGCCGAAGATAAGGCCCACGAGGACGGCCAGCCAGAACCACCACCAGAGGAACCAGAGGATGTGATAGATCATCGCTTGACCCCCACGAGCACGCCTTCTTTGATCAAAGGCCGCCCGTCAATCACGAGTGTCGTCACACGATAGCCGTTCCGCAAGCCAGCCAGAGCCTCTTCGTTGCCTTCTTTCGCTTTCGCAAGCAACCCCCTGCGTCGCTCGTACTCATCCGCGTCGGGATCAACTCCTGACATAGGCGCGTAGGGAAGTAGGCCGATCTGTCGAGGACCAGGTTCTTGCTTCTGGGTAAATCGCACGCCACCGATCTGATAAACCTTGCCCATCGCTCTTGCCCTCCCTGGAGATCATGCACATGCCTGCTCAGCCAAGGCCACAAGAGAGAATCCTTCCTTGCCACTGGAAATTATCGCGGTTTTCCGAATTGCCTCGGCCGCCGCGCAAGCCGCGGCCTCCTCTGCTTCCTCCGCCTCCGACGCCCTCACCGCCGGAGCAGCGTACGCCGCCGCAGCAGCCGCTGCCCAGGACGCCGCCCAGGCCTCCGTTGCCCCCACCCGACCCCATACCGACGCCGATTTCGACATCGACCACGCAGTCGCCGCAGAACGATTCTCACCTCTGAGCCAGCTAGAGGCCCAGCGAACGAAACTCGGGCTTTTGCACACAGAGAGTGCGCATTCAAGTGCGAACCGCACCCGCTGCCCTCCGCTGATCGTCGGTAGCGGAATCTGGCGCTCGGTCGTCACCCGCTCCCATCCTTCTTTCAGTCCGTGGTCAGTCTTTGACCTCCCTTGCACACTACATTCCCACAGTAGATGCGGTTTGTAGTTTGCACCAATGGGATTTAGCAACTCCGCTAGTAGGGGGCTAGCGTAGACATGAATCCAGCCAGGCCCACATAACTCTCCGGTTCCAGGCGCGGTATGCGTGACGCCAGGCCCCCACTGCGTGCCCCCGTAGGTCCGACCCTGAGCGTCCGTCAGTTTATACCGAATGGTCATCGTCCCCACCTCTGGAAGAGAACGCGATCGTTCCCGCCATGAATAAACCAACCAATCAGCCAACCTAGGGGACCAACGATGCCCATGAATATGGCAATGGGCAGATCGGAGGTCCTGAAATCAAACTCCTTTGTCCACCAGAAAATGAAACCAGACGTGCCGCATCCGTACCAAACGATAGCTAATGTGAGTATCGTCATCCCGCCCTCCCCGCGGTCACGCTGCTCGGTGCCGATCTAGGGCGTCCAAGCCCCGCACCATACTGCGCATATCCGTGATCTGGTATCGGAGGAACATACTCATTGTCCTGTGGCCTGTTACCTGCATGGCCGTATGGTAATCCACGCCTGCGGCGACCATATCACGGGCCGCCGTGCGTCTGAAATCATGGAACAACTTATTGGGTAGGCCAGCAGCCTCCCTTGCGACCTTCCACGTCCGCCAGAAGCGGTCCCTCGTAATCCTTTGTCCCCGAATATGGAAAACCCACTGCGAGAGAGCATCGCCATATGGCCGTCCCTGCCATTGGCGGTCAATGATTTCGGCGCGCCCGTTGCGGAGCGGCAGTGTCCGGCCCTGTCCATTCTTGCTATCCGGCAGGGCGATCACGCCATGTTGGCGGTCTACCTGGGACCATCGGAGTCCTAAGATTTCGGATAGTCGCCAGCCAGTCTCGTACCCGAACCTAGCAACATCGTCAAAGGGCGGGCTGAGACGGCAGACGATCCGTTCGAATTCGTCCGCCTCGAAGAAGCCCTGACGGGCGTTGTGGAATTTGAGCGAGGGAAAATAAGGCAGGGAATTTACGAGGCCACATCGCTGCCCGTACCGCATGGCCGCCCGCAGGTAGCTGACGCGGCCCTGGGTCGTGGAGGGCTTGTAGCCCTCAGCCTGCATCGCGGCAACCATCTGTTCGATGTCCTGCGTGCAGAGTGAACTGACGGGTTTGTCGCCCAAGCGGACCGCCAAATCTTTGAGCACCGACGCAATTGACTGGCCCTTGCAGCCAGCCTGTTGACGGGAAGCACGATAGGCACTCAAGATGTGCCCGATGGTTTTCATAACAGCACCCCCTTGCTGCCCCCCGCAACTGAGGAATCCGGGCTGGCAGGGGGGGGTGCCAGTTGCCCCCCGTCCTAGTCGCGAACCAGGACGGGGACCCGGATGGGATCAGTCGGATTTCACGCGGAAACGCAACTGGATTTCCCGGGCCATCCACCGGGACAGGCGCTTTCGGGACAACGCTTTTGGATACGCGCTGGCCGAGTAACCCAGACACACGGAAAATTTCTCCGGCGTGAACCCTTTGGCCTTCCGTACCTCTTCGGCACGCTCAATTGTTATCATGGATAAAACATAGGAAATTTTCCCGATTGTGTCAAGCGAAAAATGCACTAGGCGGGAAAAATCTGTAAGTCCGCGATTTTGCGGGGCTTTACTTGGCTATGGATCGCGCAGGAAGACACACGCCATCGGGCGTGGGAGCCTCGCCATTGGCTACTTGGAGCGCCTCACGCATGGCGCAACGGTCGCGCAGAACCCGCTCCCAGAAGGCGTCTCGCTGCTGCGCCGCCCCCACGGACCACAGATCGGCTGGAGCGATGGCCGTCTCGCTTGGTAGCGAATAGATCGCCGTCCCGCCCGGAAGCCGCGCGCTCGCTGGCTCGCGCAGAACCTCGCGGTCGAAGGCCGGCCACTCGAGGGCTGGCGGCACAGGATGTTTAGCCGCCGAACGGCTTGTGAACGTCGCGCACCCGCCCGCCAGCAACCCCAGCAGGCAGATCGCGCCGCTCCACGTCCGCCACGACCTCATGCTCCACCGCCTTCCGCGCCGCGTCCTCGGCCGCGCCCGCGCGCTCTGCACTCTTGACCGCCGCGCGCTTCCCCTGCCGAATCCATACCGCGATCATAATCACGATCGCCAGGAGGATCCCCGCCAGTGCCGCCCAGCCGTAACTACTTGGCATAGAGAATCCCTCTGAGCCTCAGCTGAGTCTCGACCGAGTCGATCTTCGCCTCCAACGCCGCCACCCGGCGGAAGAGCTCCTCAAGCCGCTCTTCGGCCTTGATTCGCTCTTCCGCTGCGTCGTATCGCGCGAGACCCTGTCCCATCGCCTTGGCCCCCGCTCGCTACCTACCGCGCATGCGGATTACTTTGGCTGGCTGCCGGTCGCAGAGTCCTTCTGGACCGCGCCCCAGATGGCCTGGAGCAACCCAACCACAAACGCGCCCCAGTCAGCCTTGCTCTGGGGGAACTGCACACCGGAGAAGAGCAGGTACGTAGCGGCCCCAGTGATCACCCCGAACAACGTGGTACGCCAGTTACCGAACAACGCACTCATCTCAATCTCCTCGCCCTCTACGGGGCACCTATGGCGGGCTCACTATGAGCGCCGCCCCACTTGTGCGCCAAGGGCATCGCTCACCGCTTGGCGTATTTCCCCACACATGAATGCGGTCAACTGCACTGCGTAGCGGTCTATGATTTCGGCCTCCGAAACAATCCCCCGCGAGACGCGCTCGCGGAGATCGAAGGCAAATGATTCCAGGACTCGAATGATGTAATCGTGTTCAAACATATTGGCGTCAAAATCAGTCATCATGCCCTCACCAGGGCGGCGGCAACCGCTCCCCCGAATGGGCGGACCAGATAGTGCCTCAAATATACTCTGCTGTCAAGTGGCTGCATCTTCGTCTCGGAAGGCCCGCAGAAGCCGGGCGGTGCTGCTTGCATGCCGAACTCCCCGCATTGCCCGCTCACGCGAGGATCGCCAGGTGCGCCCAAGGAACTGGCCTTGGAGCGGCGCTGCGACATCGCGGTACAAGCCTTCGCTTGTGTACTTTCGCACGCCTACGACTTTTGGAATCCGCGCCATCATCTACCACCACCAGCACCAGAGCCGGATTTCCCATTCGTGAAAGGGTCCACACCTGTTCGCATGATCTCCGCCAACTCAACGGCTCGGTTCCCCACCTGCGTTGCCCATTTGCTTGCGAGCATCTCCCGAGCGGCCATCTCGTAGTCGCCTCGCTCCAGGGCACCCAGGAACGCCGCGAAGCCAAGGACTACGCCAATGCCCATGTTGAACGTCATGTTCACCAGCACATCGAGCCGCGGCTGGTCCAGATTCACGGCCCATGGCAACGCGTGAATCACGGCAGTCTGCGCGCGCAGAATATCATTGTCGAGGAGGATCATCGCCTCGTCGCGGGTGATCCCCACGTCGTCAAGATTCCGGCCAACCCCGATCGTCAGCCTGCCCACCGTGTCCCGGTACGGCTTGAGATGCAGTCCTTCATGGCGGACAAGCTGATCTCGAATGCTCATCGTACTCTCCACCCCAGGACTGCGGCGAGCGCAGAGAGAATCCCGGACAGGGCTCCCGCGATCATGCCCCACACCCGTGCCGTGGCCTTCAGCGCCCCAATTTCCACGCGAAGGGAGGCCACCTCCGACCGGACCTCTTGAATCTCCTGGCGCTGTTCGCCCTGGACCCGGGAGATGTCTTCCAGGCGTGCTTTGATGTAGCCGAAGTCTGTGCTCTGATCCACGGAGGCTACCTCAAAAATGCAACTACCCGCACATATATTGCCGTCCCCGCCGGAATGTTAGTGGTATTGATGTTCCAAGGCGCAGCCGTGAGGGGTGTTGAGAATTCCAATTCTAGGCGAACTTGTGTTGTGCCGTTCACGTTTCTTGAGGTAAACTCAGTAGCTAGCAAGGGTACAGACACGCCGCCTCCGTAGGATTCAACGAACGCCCAGGCCACCAGATTGGCTCCGATTTGGGCCGCTGTGTTGAAAGATAGGATGTAGGGGGAAGCAGCGACGATCCCGACGCCATTTGTAAAGTCCACACCCGCACCCACGCTCGGGGTGGCCACGTAAGTCGTTGATGCGCCGACAATCTTTGATTGATAGCTGCCAGCGACTGCATTGGCGCTGCCCGCAACGATCTTATGTTTTAGTGTTCCGGCATCGTTAAAAATGCCAACGACAAAGGACGTAAGAGCCTGCCCACGTATACTTGGGATATTGCGCCCGAACGCCCATTCCCCGATTGTGGAGTTGGCGTCGGTGAAAACGGTCTGCAAGGTCCCGCCATCCTGTATCTTCGCAGTAAGACTGGGGCTGTAATAGTTCGGCCCGATCTCAGCTTCCACGAAATCCTCTAGATAAATCGCCGTCCCCCCGGTGTCAGTGCGGAACGCTGTATTCTTGACCGAGAGTGTTACTTCATAGGTGTTCCCTCCCTTGGCGTGGATGGCCGTCTGGTTTAATCCCATAGAGAACTGAGACCCGTCGAAGGACACACCACGCGAAGCGGGGCCGATGTCCACGAAGGTGGCAGCACCACTGGGGTTCCTCTCGAAATAGCAGCCGTTGAAGGAGACCCCATGCACATTCTGGAGTTCCACCTCAAAGTAAGTGGTTGTGCCATTGCTATTGCCTTCAATGGTGCAGCCTAAAAAGGCAAGACCCCCTAGCGTGTTCCTCGCGTACACACCGCTCTTAAAGTTGCCTTGGATATGCACGCCCACGAACGTGATAGCGTTGGCGTCCGCGAAAAGATTAACGCCGTAGCCGCTGTTCGCGGAGATGAACGAGTTTTGGACCCGAATGACCCAGGAGTACTTGATCGAGAGGCCATCTCCACCGTTACCGAAGATCATTAGGTCATCCAGGGTTAACTCTGTCGCGCCACCGAGCACTCCCGGGTTTCCCCAGATGCGAAGGCCGTCCCCCGTATTGGTGCCACCCCCGACCAACGCGAGTCCACGAATGGACGTTCCAAGCAGTGTCCCGGCGGAAAAGTCCACGGTAATGTTGGCGCTGCCAACCGAAGACATATTTTTGAGGACAGAGACGGCTCCGCTTGTGCCAGCGGCGTTGCGGTTGCTGCCAATTCCGAGGAGATTCACGAAACGGGGAAGAGTCAAGCCGGTATGGCGGTATGTTCCGGCTGGGAAATAAACCGTGCCACCACCGATACTATTAACTGCTGCAATCGCGGCTTGAATCGCCGCCGTATCGTCTGTGATATCGTTGCCATTGGCACCGAAGTCCTTAACATTGGCGACGCCGGTAACGCTGACCCATTGCGCACCGTCGTCCATCCAGACGCCACGAATATTATCCGTCACCCGCGCCAGCCGACCGGCGGTGCCAGCGGGAGGGAGGGTGGCGAGGGTGTAAGATGGAATTGTAGGCCCAAGTTGCGGCACCCAATTTGAGCCATTCCAGACAAGCCAGCTTCCGTCATTCTTGCCGCACCAAGTCTGATAGGCAACGGGGGTCAGCGTGCTACAGTCAGTGCCGTAGAAGAAGCCATAATCCTGAGCGAACGCAGGCACAGTAAGCGCGGCAATAGCAGCGAGCGCAAGGCAGATTCGGCGGAACATGGGCACTCTCCTTTTCACAATTCTACGCCATAGGATTTGAGCGTTTCGATTTTCTCCACGGCTTCGTCCAGGCTGTCGTAGTCAATCTCCAGGCCGTAGGCTTCCACCTGTTTGCCGTACTCCTTCACCTCATCCATCGTCTCCTGCAAATCATCGCCTACGGCCACCACCGAGCCGATGCACTCGATCTTGGCGTTCTGCGGGACGATGTACGGCTGATTGTTGATGAGGCACACATGCCGCAGGCAGACGTGATCACTGATGTCTGCTGGGAAGTACACCGCCAAGGGGTGATCCCGCGCCCACCAGGACTCCATGCGCAGTTCCACGGCGTACTTGCCGCCGGGCATCGGTTCCACAAGCGTCCCCTCGGCCCCATACCACAAGATGTCCGGGAGGTTGGTGTACATCAGGGGCACCACTTCGCCAGGAGGACTGCCAAATCTGGCACATGGATCGGTTACGGCGTAGTCGCCGTCCTCGGTAATGAGCATCTCCAACGCCAGCCATTGCCGGTAGCGGTATCGTTGCAGGGTCGGAGCGAGCTTCCTGTTCACTTCGGTGATCTGCCAGGGCATATCGTCCTCGTCCTGGAAGATGCCGATGTAGCACTTTCCTTTCACTTCCAGGCCCACCATCGCAGCGTGGGGGAATTGCCCGTCCACTGAATAGCCATCGTAGGCGATTTCGATGGCGTCCGGGATGTTCCGCTCAACGATGAATTCTTTGGTGGCCTTCACAACGCCGAGTTTCATCGCTAGTTCGTCTAACACGGACTCAATCTGTTTGTAGTTTGGGGACAAGAACGTTTCCTTGTCCCCGCGCGTTAGGGAAATCTTCACCCATTGATCCTTGTGGAATTTCAGATGTTCCCGCAGGGCATCTATGCCCTTCAAAACGACGTACTCCCCAACGGGGATGCCCAACTTCTCCATGTGCCGCTTGGAGGCGGCCCGATCTAGCTCCAACTCTTCGCCCATGCGCGCACCCCACACGCGCTTGCTGATCTTCTCCAGGTAGAGTTGGAGACGACCGTAGTACACGTCAGGAAAGCAGTTGCCACACCAAATTGGTACACCGTTTCGGCGAACATAAACAATCCCATTCGGAACCGTGACACAATAGACTTGCCCGTCATATGGGATGCGCTTCCAATGAGATTTTCTTACCGCTGGCGTTACGTATTTTCGGCTAATGTTAACTCTATACCCTTGATCACAAAGATACGTCTGCCTATTGGGAGACCTGTGCCATTTATAGCTTATGGGCTTTTCGGAAATCGCGTATCCCAATTTGAGCGCCACTTCTTCGAGGCCGTCGGCGAGAGACCGGCTCACCGTGCTAAACGTATAACCGCTGGTGGAGCCGTCTCCCAGCATATACCAATCAAAAAGAACCTTCAGATGCCTCTTTGATAATTCTCGAATCCATCGCGGAATCGTTTTGCGTTTTCGCTCGCCAAATTGGGAAAAATATCTTCCAATCTGCGTGCTATGTATCCGCACGATCCGAAATCGTTTGCCTTTTTTGTTCACGGTATAAGGAAATTCGCATTCTTTGAGAATCGCAAGAAATTGGTTGAGCGTGTTTCCATCATTCTGACCGAACTCCAGTCCACACACCCGCCCACCATTGCGACGACAGAGAGACCCTTCAGCTAGGTAAAACCCGATGACAGCCATCAGGGCATCGGTTCTGACGCATAATCTCGGCCACTGTTTGCGCTGATGTGTTTTCCAGCGGCGTCCACCACGATTATGGTTAATGGTCCATGTCGCCTCGACAGGAGGAATGGTCACTGTGTCGGTTTCAATGCCTGTCCATTCCGCTGTTTTGGCGAATTCTATATTTGACATGCCAAAACAATCCTGCGCTGGCCTGAGTTCAAATTTCGCCTGGCTCGCCCGCTTGATATACATCCGGTGGTTGGGGGTCACGGCAAAATTGATCCGAGAAGACTCAACCGAACACAAATCTCCCTTATAATGGTACGAAATGTAGCCAATTGGCACCTGATATTCCAAGTGTCCAGACGGCGACAGCGTTGCTATCGCCTCATGGTGCAATAGCTCTCTGAAGTACTTCCAGCCATTCTCAGTGAGGATCTGAGTTTGGTCGTCATAACACCACAAATCTACTTTGTCTATCAGCGGCCAGATGTCGTCAACTCGGTTCACGTCGGGGAGGCCCTTGCCCAGAATCATCGCGTTGGAGTCGGGGAATTCGTCCACCCAGGGGGACGTGTAGTATACCGTGCCGAAGTGCTTGGCAAGGTCGGCGGCCAAGTCCATGAAGAGCCCGTTATCCACCACGCACACCGACTTGTCCTTGTAGTCCATCAGCGTCCCAGGCCGACGATGCCTGCGCCCTCTCGGGCCGCAGGCTGTTGCGGCTTCCGCATCTCGATCTTCTCTTTCTGGACGCCTCGCAGGGCATCCCGAAGGTCGCGATTCTCCCCGAGCAAGCGAATGATGGCCGCATGCTGGTACACCAGGTAGAGGTGATTCAGCCGCGTGGCCTTCTCAACATCGGGAAGGTTGCGGTATCGTTCGCTCTTTACTAGGTCTGTCATGTTTTGGTGCATCGTCTTGCCGTCTATCTTGACTTCCTGCGTTTGGAAGACAATCCCACGATCCACTTGCTGCGGCGTCAGGTCAACGCCCGAGACCACGCCGGGACGTTGCATCTCTACCCATTGGTCAGGCCGGGGACCGCCGATGTGGTCGGGGAATTTCTCAATCCCGGCACCTCGCAGGCGATGAATTTCCAGCAACACCGGGTCCTTCGTCATGGTGCGCGTCTGGAAGGCCGAAAGCATGTCGGTCGGCCACGCGCCCTCGTATTCCATCGGCTCTCCAGTGATCCGGTTCCGGTCGAAGGGCAGATTATTGCCTGGAAGTAGCGCGAGGTATCGGTCAGTTAATGTCCGCATCTCGCGCCGCAGTCCATCCGCATACGGATACAGGGTTTGTAAATCCCCCTGGAATGGCATAGGGGGACGCACGGAATTCCAGAAGGCGTTGATGCTCTTATTTTCGTCCTCTCCGTGAAAGACGTTGTGCCAGTTCGAGAGGCCCATCATCATGCCCTGCTCAAAGAACGCATAGCCCGAGGCGATGACAAGTGGCGCAATGTAATCGTAAAAGTGCGGGTCTTTGATGTCCCGAGAAATCCTGAGAGCATCGGCGTAGATTGTCACGAAATCCCCGAGCGGTTCCATCTCGGCAGCACTGTTCCATTTCTGTGTGACGGGATTCCACCAGGAGCGATACGGAATCCCCGCGTCGTGCATGGCTCCGCGCTCTGACTTTTGCGCAGGAGGAGACCCCGTAATATATCCTTGTGCAGCTAGATCAGTGAACACCCATGCGATAGCTGTACCGAGGCCGGCCTTGGCGAGTGCCAGGTCGCGGGTCTTCGGATTCCTCAACTGGTCTTGCCACCCGCGCATGAGAAATTGAATGATCGGCGTCCGCTCCAGTGTGTACTCAATCTTATTGATCGGCATGCGCGTGAACGCCGCAATGGCGATCCGCGAGAACACATCCTGTCCGCCGATAACCCGTTGAAGTTTTGCCAGCATGTTGGAGTGCGCGACGTTTATGAACGTGTTGTCGTTGGCCATGGACATAGCAGGTGCGTAAATCTCAGGCGGCAACTCTCTCATGTACTGAGCGACGCGAGCCTCATACGCAGCCGTGCCAGGTTCGAGGCCGGCACGTACCGCTTCATTGTGCGCTGCCAACTTCGCCCCGACGCGAAAATTGAACGTGTGCGTAAAGGCATGAGCGGCGGACACTCCGTCGGTATTGTGGCGTCCGACTGCGCCGAGAAAATCAATCGCCTTGGCGAATGCTTCTCCCGCCAATTCTACTTCGGGAAGTTCCCCCCTCGTAATCGCTGGTTGCAGGCGATTCTTGCCCATCACCCGCGACCACGCCGGGTTGCTTTCGCGCAGGGCATCCATCCATTGCTGCTCCGCCGTGGCCCAGGCAAGGGCCTTCGGCGTGCCTTTGGCAAGTTCGGCAGCATACACTCGCGCCGTGGCGTGCCAGCTCTGCTGCAAGCCCCGGAAGGCATCCGCTAATGCGTCGCGCCACATCGCGGCTTCGACCCACGCGCTGCCCTTGACGACCGCACCCACGGAATCCACCAAGTGCGGAGCGATGGCGTTGAGCATCGGACGGGTCCGCCCAATCGCCTCCGCAATCGCCGTCTCGGCAAGATGAATAGTCGGAGTCACGAGGAGCCCCGAGCGAATGATCTTGCCCATGGTGCGGATACTCATGTATGAGTTATAGACCAACTCCATCGTCGCCCGGCCCAGACGGGATCGTAGGCTCCCCAAGGACGCCCGTTGCGCTTGCGTTTCCAGCATGGCTCGCTGTTCCAGATATGCCTTGGGGCCTCCGGCGGTCGAGACAAGCCGTGTGGCGAGTGCGGCGATTCGTTCATTCGGAGGAAGATTCCAGATCGGATCAGTGATCCCACCGCCCGACGGATCAAGAGGCATCATCCCAGTGATCGCTCTCGCAGGAGCGATCCCGCCAGGCTCTTGAAAGACTCGGCCAACCCGGCCCCACTCCGTCGCCGCGGCCGAGACATTCCGCGCTGCCAAGTCCGCCATGACTTGGATAGTCGCAGCCGCGCCGAGATCGTACCGGCCTTGAAGGGCCTCAGTCATAATCCGGTGCGCATTGTTCATGGCGGCGTTTGCCACGGCCATATGCGCCGTTGCCTGCTCCGCATTGAGCACGGTGCCCGGTTGAAGCCCCGCAGTCGTTTCCAGCGTCACTTCACCCGTCTCGATTAGCTTCGTCGCTGCCGCAAGCCGTTGGGGGTCCGGTTGCTCCCATCGTTTTTGGATTCCTAACAACTCAATATTCTGTGCATCTTGCTGGATGCGCTGCAATTCCTCCGCAATCCCTGTGGTAGCAGGATACTTGAAGCCGGGGAGGTGCGTAGGTGCTTCTCCAGATGGTGCTTTCGCTTCTGGACCAGTGGGCGGGGCCGTAGGACCTCCCTCTGGTGGCTCCACGATGGAAAATGGCCGTTCGGCTGTGGGGACTCCGGGTACAGCGGTTTGGGGTGCTTCGGCTTGTTTCGCTGCCTCTGCCTGCTCCACCATAGACTTCTGCCAGTCGGATAGTGGCGGTTCTATGGCGGGAACCGTTCTCCCTGCCCGCTCCGCTTCTGTGCCCGCTTTCGTTCTATGGAACATATCAAGGCCATACTTCATTGAAGATACATAGCCTCGTTCGGTTCCCTCTAGTTCAAGCGCCTCTGCCCCTAGGTCGGAATTTGCAAGGGCCACCCGTCGGCCCTCAGCGGTTCTGAGTTCCTCCGATGGCCTTCCAAGGAGATTCGCAAGCATGCCTTCAAATCGTCGTTGCACATTTTCTGGCAGGAACGGATACACATCCGACCAGAACTGACGTTGTACATCTGCGGGCGAAATCTGATTCTCGTGCATCTGCTCTAAAATCGCTTGGCCTTGTTCCTCACTGAGTAGTCGTTTGCCTACATTCTCTAGCCACACTTGATACGGAGAGGGCTCACCTGCGGTGCCAGCCTTTGCGTCTGTGGCGAGTTTGGCAGATTCGCCAGCAGGGGGCGGGGGTTCTACTGGCGGTTCACCCGTTGTAGGCGGCAGTTGGCCCGGAGGCGGCGGCTCGGATGGCGGAGGCGGTTCATCAGGCCCGCGGCGAATCCCGCGTGTTTGTTCCTGCAATTGGATGGCCTTCAGCACTTCGCCCTTTGGCCCCTGAATATCACCGAATTCCGTTTTGATTGGGAATGGTCCTCCAGCTTCTGCCTGCGCTCGTACCTCTGCCAGCGACTCAGGGGACAACTGATCAAGGATTTTGCCACGACTCACTTGCGCGGTCACTCCGGCTTCGGCTTCAGTGAGTCCCCCGAGAGCCTTACGAATGAGATCGGCTTCACTCATGCCGGGATTCTCTTCGATCAACCTTCTCGCCCGCTGGGCGTACTGGAATTCCACGGCGTCTTTGCCGCCGATGAGTCTCGCCAGCTTCGCTTCAAGCTGGATGTTTCGCGCTACAGGCTCGATAGGTGCTGGCTCGGGACGCGGCACCCCGGAGTCGTCAAGGACAGACCGATTGATGATTTTGTTGGACTCTCGGATAAATCGCATGTTCCGCAGTGCCGCAGCCTCTGGACCGAAAAACGCCGGCAATGCACCGACGAGCGACCTCCCAACCTCTTCAGCGAATTCGGGTCTGATAATCCCCGCCTCAATCAATCCTTTGCTGACCGCATTGAAGGACGTTGTAAAGGTCCAAGCGAAAGCTTCCCCTATTCTGGTAAAGGGATTGTCGGTTGGGGTGTCTTCAATTGGCCGAAAGAGACTAGGTGTCAGTTGAATCCCCCGTGCGACACCGGCCAAGAATCGCTCCACGCGAGATGCCGCAGGATCGGCCAAAATGTCCGCAGCGGGTTTCCACATTCTTTGTCTGATCGTCGTTGGCTTGGGTGGCGGCGGGGTCTCAGAGCCGGTGAAGTCCCACGAGTTGCCGCGAATCTTATCGAAATCCGCGTCGAGTTGCTCGTTGTACACCTTCTCGCGGGCGTCAATGTAACTGGCGTCAAGTCTCGGCATTATTCTTTCCCCGGCTTATTCTTGGCAAGCCACTCATTCAAATCTTTCAGGTTTCGGGTTAATTCCTTCAGGTGCTTTGCTTGCTCGGGAGGCACCCTCCCGGACATAATGGCCGCACGAAGCTCGTCAGGTGTCTTGTATCCGTAGGATAATAGTTCGCTCTTTTTCGCGTTGTAGGCTGCCTCAGCGCTCTTGTAGAAACCCAGTTGGATCGACACTCGGTTCTTGCGGACCCATTCAACCGGATTGCGTCCAGCAGACGCTTCTTGGTCAATTGACGCCTCAATCCGATCCTGGGTTTTCGCCCGGGCATCGTACATATCTGGGTCTGCCTTAATCTCATAAGCATGAAGACTCGGTAGCCAGATGTTGGCTTCGTGTCGTGCTTGGGCTTTTTGGGCTTCCTGCTCCTTGATCCGATTGCTCTGTTCATCAGTAGCACGTTTGGTCATCGCGTCGAGGTGGGTGAGCTGGTGCTGATATGCCGTATCCACGGCCTCCAAATCCTTCGGCAGCATGTTTTCTAGTTCGGCGGCCCGCATCAATCCCGTCGCCTGTGCCGCAGTCGTGGTGTCACGAATTTTCCTTCGATATTCGCTGGCAAGATCACCAGAGGCTTTCATCTCCAGCTTATTCTCGGCCTTCTCTACGCTGGCGACCTTGGCGAGCACATGGTCCACTGCGCCGCTCGTGTGACCACGCAGAAGCCCAAGAATCCTAGCCTTGTCAATCTTGTCGCCCGTGCCAAACACACCCGCTTCGAGAGCAAGTATCATGTCTCGCTTGAAATCATCCTCGGCAGCGTTTCTGGCTTCCTTGTTCTGCGTATTCAAATGTGTGATCCGCGCCTGAGCGCGCGTACTGCCTGCGAATTTCTGGTCCTCATCAAGGAGATATTTGTCGTCTGCGATGTCCTTGAGCGTCTGATAGGGATTGACCATCAGATCGTGGTCTACCCTGTTATTCTCGGCGGCTGCGACGAACTTCTGCCGAATCTCCGCCGCCTTGTCTGCATGGACGATGCCCGTGCTGACCAAATCGTCAAGCCACGCAAGGTGCAGGGCCACCTTTTCACGGTCTCCCGTTCTCGCGTACTCCTGCTGGACTTTTTCTCCCGCCTGAATGAATTCCCCAAGGATTTGCTCCCTGTGGACCTTCACGGCCTGCGTCCTATACTCAATGGCGCGGGTGTTGATGTGGTGGTTCAGTTGCGTCAGGATGCGGGATCGGATAACGGCATTCGGCATGGGTGCCACGAATTGCTCTGCCTTCTGCGCGAATTCCTTCCGAAATGCCGCGGATGCCTCTGCGGGGCTCACGGTCGTGTCCGGCCTTTCCAGGCGACCCTGCATTTCCTCGTCCATCTCCATCAGGAATTTGGACGTGTTGGCAGTCTCCCGCGCCAACTCCAGTTCCTGCTCGACAGCTTGCCACTGCCGAGCAAGCTGTTCGCCCTCGCCAGCGACCTGCGCGAGTTCCCGGCCAGGCCGCTCGCCTGCCTCGATAGAAACACGGACGGCAGGCAGTTCCGGCAGCGCACTCAGTTGTCCGGCGACAGGAATCTTCATCGGGCGATGATTCCAATGCTGCCGCTTGACTCAAGCCCCTGTAGTTCAGCGGCAGTCCACGCTTTCTTGAGCAGTTGCGACCGAGCGACGCCTCCGAGCACATCCATTGAGCCGCGCAGGAACCCGCCGAGGAGCGTCTGTCTGCCGTGCCACTTCTGAAGCCCCGCCTCACTCTCCAGGCCCCATGCTCTGTACTCCCCGCGCAAGCGCGCCCGCTGCGCCTCCTGGTGGCTCTTGGTAATGGTATCCAGGACGGCCAGCATCGGAGAGCCGGCGTTCACGTCCACACCGGACGCGGCGGCGGCCGCCCGCTGGGTTCCAACCAGCCTTTCCCCGGCAGCAAGCGCGGACTCAGCCTCGTCGGTGGCCACCTGCCGGGCCACCTCCGCCTGCATCCTGGCGATCCGGGCGTTGTATCCAGCCGCCTGGTATCCACCGATGCCAGCGGTGACATCGCCAATCGCCCGAAAGCCACCCATAGTCAGTCCCAATGTTTCCGGCGTGATCAGTTTCAATGTTTCCGGCGTCATAAGATCACCCGTGCGTACAAGTCCCGATCCTTGCCGTACCAGTACGCGCGCATCGTGCCCTCGCGCTCAAACCGCATCGCCTTGATGAAGCGCACGGCTTTCGCGTTTGTGGGATCAATCCGAGCCTGCACGCGAATCCACCGATGTTCCCGCATCAGCGACCGGAGCATCCCGCGGGTCTCCCACACGAGGCGAGTCCCTGCCTGGCCCAGGTCCCGCGCACAGTGAAACCATGCCTCGCAGGTCCCCCCGCCCATGGGTACGAAACCACCAATCGCCAAGACGCCCGAATCGTCCTCTGCGGCGAAGGCCAGTCCGTAAATCTGGGTGATGCCCTCGGCGCGCAACTGCTCGGCCAATTCTGGGAAGGTCCAGAGATCATCTGGCGCAAACGGCCGCACGCGGAGCATCGCATCACCAGCTTTAGTCAGGTAGTCGCAGCCCACTCAGCGGGGTCACATTTGGTGAACCTCACGGCAGCGACTTGATCTTTCAACATGAATACGTCTTGTACGCTTCGGACATTGCCGAACCACACGCCTTCCTTCATCTGATACCATGGCCCGTCCATCCCCACGAGCCGTCCGAGGATGGAATACGTTGCGTTCTTTGCAAACAATTCGGTACAAACGTCATCTCGCATCCTGCCGCTGAGAATCGCATCAAATGGACTGTCCATTGCAGCTCCTTTCTTTACGCCCCCACATCCAGGTCCGCGCAGAACATCAGTACGGTGCCCCCCAACGGAATATCCTGCACAAACGTCACCTGCGCCAAGCGGTCCACGCCGATGGTGGCCAACTCGAAGTCCGCCCAATCCTTCGCCGGCGAGAGTGGCCCCAGCGGCGCAATCCCACTGGTCGGGATGACGTAGACAGCAGAGGCACTGTACCCATCGTTCGGATACCGCACGCTCTGGATTTTGAGCGACGGTGTATCGTAGGTCCGCACCTGCATCAGGCCGTAGGACTTCGGCTTCCCCTGAATCGTCTGGGCGCCGGGGAATTCTGCTGGGGGCACGGTCGCCGTGGCGGGAAAGACCAGCCCGACCTCGGCTTCCACCACGGTCGGATTCAGGCCAGTCACCTGTCCGCCAGCAACGGTTTGATTCGGATAGAGCCGCCACGTCCCGCCTGCATCCTTGCCGCGAATGCCCACGGAAAGACCATTCAGATGGGCGAGGCCGGTAATCGTGCTTGTGGCTGGGCCGCTGTACTTGACGGACGCATCCATGTGCCGGTCGGGATTCGGGATCGCATCCATCACCTCAATGCTTCGCGTACCGCCCCGGTTGATCGCCAACCACGCTTGATCCTTGAACGTGACGGGATTCTGGATTACCCCAACAGACTCAATCACATCCTGCGTCGTCCCCCGCCACGTCGTCACCCGGAACCACGCGGCCACATTCTGCTTGCGCCGGTAGGCCAGACCACACAGGGTGCCATCGGGCCGGACATACCACGCAATGGGCATGGGCTGCGTCTGCGCGGCGTTTTCCAGGAAGATGCGATCCCCGTCGCTTGCCACGTCAATGGTAAGGTGATTCGCGTATTCCAGCAGGTCGGACACCTCGGCGATGTCGGTCAGCACGTTGTAGAGCCATTCGCCGACAGAGCGTTGCCCGCGCACGATGAAGAGCAAGCTGTTTTCCAACACGACGGGTGCAATGAGGTTCGCGCCGGCCGAGTTCTGCGGGGAAATCTTGGGCGAGGTCGGTGTAATCGGCGTGCCCTGGCGATCCCCCAGAAAGAATCCCCGGCTCAGAGTGCCGACCGCCAACGCTTGGACAGGCTCCATCCACTGGATGGGGCAGACCGCACCAGTGGCCATCACAAATTCCAATGCCGAGCTGTCCACAAGACCCGTGCCGAAATTGAAGTAATCGCCAATCTGGCTCCCCCGAATGGTGTCCGGTTCCGCCGTCGAATTGCCGAATAAGAGCCGTTGCTGATGGAGGGAAATCACTTGGGGGTAGCCGAGGCTTGCCGTCCAGATCGGCTGTTCCAGCGTCCACTCCCCACCGAGCGCATAGTTGACGCTGCTCGTCCAATTCGTCAGCGTGTTCAAAATCTGGGCGTAGACCTGTGTGGCATTCACGAAGCTCGTGATGTGCAAGACGCCGCCAAGGATAATCACATACTTGCCCACATCGGTTGAGCGGAACGCATCCTGCGTCCCCCCGCTAACCGACGCCTTGGCAGTCAGCAGAGCGATAGCGCCCTTTGGCCCCGCGATGGACGGATAGAGTACGCTACTCGGAGAGCCCTCAAGCCACCAGTTGCCGGAGGTGTAACTGGTGGCGGGCGGCGCGAGAATGTCTTGGACGTGGACGTTCCGGGCGTCAATGAAGTCCGTGATCGACACGCGGGCTCCATCTGAAGTCTTGATCACCCGACCCACATCGCCCGCAAGGAATTTGTCCACGGTGACTGTCCAGACATGCCCGAAGACCGTACCGCCGGAGACGTAGGCGTTGACGAACGCCGAGCCCTGCAAATCGAAGTGGGTGGCGTCAATCACGGTCACAACCCAGGTCCCGTTGGCCTCAGTCGTGCCGACCACGCCGGTAATCGTAACCGTCCAACCTGTCGAAAGATGATGGTTCGTCGCTGTCGTAATCCGAATGAGCCCGGCACCGTTGTTCGCCGCCCCACTGACAGCAACGGTCAGCGTCACGGCAGTGGCAAAGTCGGTCTTGCCCTCATAGGTCGGCGGAGGCGAAAAGCTGATGTCCGCGAAGGACCAAGTTTTGTAATCCGCAGAGAGGCGGGACAGTGCCGCTGGCGCATGGTTGCCATGGGCGAGGAAGACCACATCCCCGGACTGGCGGTACTGGATAGACCGCAACTCAGCAGTGGTGTACGTCGTCGTGACTTCGATAGGAGTCCCGCCACCATCCGTGACTTGCACCGGCAGGCCGGTCGTCGCGTCAAATTTCCAGAAGCGGATGTACTGATTCCCAAACTCCATCACGCCCTGATCGCCTGCGGCGAAAACAAACGGAATGAGCCGCGGTCGGCCCCCGGTGGGTTTGACGGCTCCCGCGTAGATGAGTCCGGGGCGCACCTGGATACCGCCCTGGACGAGCGGAATCCAGTTCTCACATGTCGTCAGGGCATTGTAATAGCGCTCCTGGTCAATCCGCCCGACGACGAACGGAGAGATTTCCCCCGCATTGAAGTTGTTGCGGATGATCTTGGGAGGTGCGGAGGCCATGCTACCTCCGAACGTCTAACAGGATGGTACGGGGATACCCGTGGCGCTGGTGCTCATCGCGCGTGGCCCCTTCCGCCTCAGCGATCTTGGCATTGTAGAGTGCCCACTTGTCGGCCACGAGCTTCGGATTCTTCGTGGTCCAGGCCATCTCGGCGGCGATCCTGGCCTCGACCGCCTGGAGCAGGAGTTCATCCCAGTTATCCGGGTTGGACTCGTAATAGGTGTACACCACCACGGGATACGTCGAGCTCGCGTTCGTGTTGGGGTCGGTCGCCCGGATGGCATTCGTGAGAAGCTGTTGGCCTTCAACCGCCCACCGGATCGGGGATCCGCTGGTTCTCCGGTAATGCCACGATGCATAGAATCCGTCTTCGTCGGCGATTCCCCGGACCTTCAGCGAGTCCGACGGCAGGAGATAGGCGCTGTCCCATGCGGACAGCGGTGCCAGCGTCCACCCTTGGGCCAAGAGCGTCACGCCCGCAAAGGCGGCCTTCACCTCGCCGGTCGCCACGAGTGGACTGCCCGCCAGCGACGTGATCTTGTACACGCCACTGAGTCCGTACCCCACTTCGTAGAGCGTCCGGCCGACATCGCGGGCATTGAAGTACGCGGACGCCGGGGTCGCCGTGACGCCCGTGCCGACGGCAGCGGACGAGAGGGTCATGGTCACTGAGCCGTTGTTTTGGAGCACTTGGCGGGCCGTGAGACAGGACCAATCCACCGCCCGCATCACGGACTGCATCCAGTTCACGGCGTCGCGGTTCAGGATGACGCCAATTGGCGTAACTGGCGTGGCGAAGTCTGCCGCCGTAATCGGCGCGACGCCGATCTGGGACAATCCGCTGTTGATGACATCCACGAGAGCCATTGCCATGGCGTCTTACCCGCCTAGCGTCGTTTTCAACGGCCGTCCAGGCGACATGAGGCTTGGGCCGCCTGCGGCACCTGTCAGGAGCGTTGCACCCCGGCCTACCCTCAGCCGGGCCGCTTCGAGGTCTGCCTGCCGTCTCGCCTCTTCCTCGGGCGTGAGCCCAATAGACGGCAAACCAGGAGCCTTCGGCGGTCCTTTGATGGCTCCAGCGATCTGCATACCGGCTGATGCCAACCCCGCTGCCGTGGATGCTGCGGCGGCACCGCCGATGGCTGTTGCCGTGGCACCGGTGGCCGCACCGGCAGTCAGGGTGCTCCCAATCCCTGCTAGAATGCCGGTAATCGGCTCATCACTCATAACTGCGCTCCTTTATGTGCGGGACGGACGCCCGCGCCTGTGCCTGCATCACCCAATCACCGCGACGTTCAGTTGCCCGCCCGCGGGGATGACGGTCGAAAACTTGAGCGTGCATCCCTTCTGGGTCTGGGTGCCGTCCACGATATACACCGTGGTGTTCCAGTTCGGGTTGGCAATCATCACCCAGAACGGCAGGGCCACGGGCAGGACCAGTTGCGCCGTCAGGAGCCCCGGCGTCAGCGCCACCTGGATGAACCACGGTTGCAACGAGATGGAGCGCACCCCCGCCGGATCAGACGGACTCAGAAGGGCCATCGCTTATCCTCCGGTGTCCGGCGAGAGGTACACCAGGAGCGTCCCACTCGCCAGCGTCGTGAGATAGAGGCCCTTGACAAGGATGGCCGGCGAAAAGACGTTGAAGATGTCCGCATTGGCACCGACCGCCTTCGCCTGCCACACGACATTGCCTCCGCTTGCATCATGCAGGAGGCAAACATCGCCAGCCTGAGTGTTTCCTACCCACTTCACCGCCTGAATCTTGACGCGAGAGGCAATCGCCGAGGTGGCCCCCGCGGTGTCGAGAACGATGGGACTGCCGGTCAGCACGTTCGCCATAACACCGCCCTCCTAGAGGTCCGTCCGCGAGAAGTTCACCGCAATGCCGTACACGCGATAGACCCCGGTGTTTTGCATCACCGCCTGCCACTCGACGTTGATCGTGATGAGTTTGGCTGATGGGAGATAGGCAGGCGTCGCAATGGCCGCGTTTTGGACGTAGGGGTTCGCTCGCGCAGTAGTGTTCAGCGTAATGGGGGTGTCGAGAGCCGCGCTGACGACGTTCGCGGCGTTGTTCGCGTAAGTGACGGTGGCCACCTTGCCCCACGTGTGCGAGGTTAGGTCAGCCGTCGTGATCTGGTACACCACGTCAATTGAGTTGATCTTGACGCCCTTGCCGGACGTGGTGCGCTGAAGGTCGAGGTCAAGCGAACAGACGATGTTGTAGGTCTCCGCCCCGGCTGCGGTGCGGCCAAGCGCCCAATCGTTCGCGGCCAAGCGAACCAGGATGAGGTTGGCGCTGTCGCTCCGACATGCCTTGTACGCTGGGAGGAACACAGTGCCGTCCGTTTTCTCTGGAGATGCCAACGCAGACGGGAGCGTCCCGCTGTAGGCGGGCTTCGCCCCAGCCCCCTGAGACGTGAGCACCTGCCCGACCGCCACGGCACTGATGTTGCCGAGATGGTTCGCGTCGCGGGCGTAGATGATGTCGCCCGTGACGAGCCCGCCTTGAGTGGCAACGGGCAGGTTCAAGGTGTCATCAGCCCTGAGCACTCCAGCGACAAAGAGGGCCAGGACCGCTGCAATGAGTGAGAGCTTTTTCACGTGAACCCTCCTTGGGGCGGGACCCGAAGACCCCGCCCCGCTCAAGGTATGTGTCACCGATTACGTGCCGATGCCGATCTCCGAGTACACGATCACCAGGTTGAAGATGTCGGCGGCCGCCTTATCAGCGGTGCCAATCGTGTACGTGATGGTGAGCCCGTTCTGGGTGTTGTAATCCTTGTACAGGATTCCCGTCCCCAGAGTGAGCGCCAAGTCCAACGCGGCAGCCTGCGGCGTCTGGCTGGTGATGAAGGCGTTGGTCACGGCGGACTGGACCACACCCGCGTAGTCGGTATACGCCGCGTGCCCAACCACCAGAGTCACGCCCGCATTCGTCCATACTGCGTTCTCGGTGCTCAGCCGGGAGGGGTCTCGGTAGATGCGGATGTTCCCCGCCGGCAGGACGAACGCATTCACCGTGCCCTGGCCTGTGACATACGCCTCGCGGAGCCAGGCGGCCCGTAGCGGCGCGTCGAACTGTCCCGAGGGCACCCGCCGCGGCCCCGTCTGGAGGTTGTATTCCGTGGTGTAATTCTGATTCAGCGCAGTCATGCTGTCTCCTTTCAGCGCACAGGTTAAGGCGCTGGGCTATTTCGACTCGTCCACGTCTACCCTGACCACGCCGTACTCGTCCATGCGGACGGCCCCGGCCAGGAGTTTCCCCAGCACCTGCCAGTTGTCGTTCTTGTCCGCGCGCTGCTTGAGACTGAGCTCCCGCACAGCCCCGGACCCGAACGTCACGGCACTTTTGTGCCAGGCGATGCACTGCCGGATGTTGCCGCTCTTGCTGAGGCTGGCCGACCCGGGGCTCTTCGTCCCGAACGTGACGAACTTGAAGCCCAGGAAAGTGTCAATCTCGCCGTTCACCAGCGCCCGGACGGTGTTGTAGTCTGTGCTGGTGGCCTCGGTCGTCCGCAGGAGTTGCATCTTGGCGACCGGCGACCATGCGATGTGGCGATCCTGCGGCGGGAACTCGTTGGCGTCCAAGATGGCCATCGCCTGGCGGAGTTTCTCCACGGTGAGACCCGTGCCGCCATCCACGATGACCTGCCCGATGCCCAGGACGCCCCCGGTGGTCGGCAGGCTCACGTTGGTGTAGCCGCCCGCCGTATCGTCCGCCGCCCCAACCGACACCGCGGTTCCGGTCATGGCCGCGATGATTACGTTGTCCTTCCGGCGGTTCAGCGCCGCGACGCAGGACCGGACGTACTCGGACTCCGGCGACAGGAGCATCATCGCCTCGTCGAATTCGTCCAGCATGGCCGCCCAGGCGCGGGGAAGCAGGTTCATCCGGCGGCGGCTGAAGGGCTGCTCGATCAGGATGGTGTCGGCATTCGCCGCCGTGACATCGTAGGCTTCGGTGGCGTCAATGCGGTTCTTGTCCCAGCTCCTGGCCTTGATCCCGGTCCGCACCGTGACCAGGTTTTCGAGCTTGGATTTGTTCTGCTGAGTGAGGACATAGAACATGTCCTCCAGCTCTCGGTAAAAGCTGGTATCAACCGTTCTGTTGGGTGAGGCCACAGCCTTCCTCCTTGCGTTGTCCTCCTTTCACGTCACTGGACCGGGAGGGAATCCAGCGCTGGGCCTCCCTTCGCGGATCGCCGCGCCTCGCCCCGTCTTTCCGGGGTGCCAGCGGGGGGCGTAGGCCGAATCCCGCCGTGCTCGCTATCAGGTTCGGAGGGAATCCGAGAGGGCCTCCGGCCCTGATGCTCTATTCCTTCGGAACCGCTCGCCACCTCGGGTCGTAGAGATTGACGAGCTGGTAGTATTCCCGTCGCTTTGCCAGCGCAGCCGCATGCTCCGGGTGATCCGGGTTCATCGCCGGATGCCCCGGTTGCAGGGCTGCCACGATATATTCCTTCGCCGTGTCCAGCATGTTCCCCGCCACGCCTTCCACCTGGACTGCCCCGCTCTCCGCGAGTTCCCTGCCGATCAGGGTGAAGGCTTCGATGAGGAGCGGGTGATCGCCAAGCAGCGTGGAATCGAGAAGGGCCTTCAACTGCTCGCCTTTCTCCTCGCCAAGCTTGGCGGCCACGTAGTCCACGCCAGCCTCCGCATGCGCGAGGTTCCGGTCCCACGTCGCTTCCCCGAGGCTCTCCCGCAGCTTGTCCTGTTCGGCCTTCAATGCCTGCTGCGTTGCCACCCGCTGCTGCGCCTGATCCTCGGCGTAGAATTGCGCGAGTTGCTGTGCCGTCTGCGGCGGAATGCCCAACTTGTGGAAAATAGGCCGGTAGCGGTTCAGGGCCTCGTCCGTGAGCAGGGGCTTGAATTCCTCAGCCACATCGAACTTGTAGCCGTCGGGCGTGTCCGGGACTCCAAGCGCCTTGTGGAATGCGGCGCGTTCCTCCGGTGTCGCGGCCTCGCCGGGAATTCGCACCATCCCGTCCGTCTTCTTCCCGACGAGTTTTTTCGTCTCCACGAACGCCTTGGCGAGTGCGGCGACATCCTTGTAACTTTCCAGGGACTTCTCCGCACGGAGGTCCTCGGGGAGCGTGGCCCGCCAATCCGTCGGCTGAGCCGCCGGCTGTGCTTGCGCTGAATCCGCCGTTGCCGTTGCTGAGTTCTCAGGGGCAACCGTTGCTGTCTTTGGCATTGCATCTCCTCGGTGGCCCAAAAAAGAACCGGCACCCGCCGAGCGCTCGGGTGCCGGTCCTTTCGGGATTCCCCCACCCCGTTGATCACGCGGGGCTTGGGCTCAGTTGTGCGTCAGCCTACTTGCGTTGCTCTTTCGCCTTCTCGCGGGCTTCCACCGCGGCCAGGGCCGCACTCACCGCAGCATGGATGATGGCCTGCACGTCCACCGGGGACGCGGGCGTCGGTGCCGGAGGCGGCAGCGGCAATTCCCGCTTGAGGAGCGGCGCTTCCCCTTCCTCCGTGAACTCGAACGCGCATTCGTCGCACTGAATCTTGTGCAGCCCGCCCGTGAGGAGAATCTGCCGGTGGTTGTGCTGCGCGAGGAGGCACTTCTGGTAGACCTTGGGAATCTGCGTCCACTGGTTGGCGAATCCCAGGTCTTTGTACTCGATGACTTTCGTGTCTGCCATGACTTCTCCCTCTGCGATCACTCCGCCGAGCGTTGTACCTCTCCATGGCCGGTTTGCTCCTCCGAGCCCAGCCGACCGGCCGTGACCATCCCCCGAATCAAGTTCACCAGTTCATACCCGCCGAGCCGCACCAATGTCAAGTCCCGGTCGAAGTGCCCGGAGGCGTCTGTGGCCAACAGCGTCGTTCCGACGCCACCGAGATGCTCAATGTCCCGGAGCACCTCGGGGTACTGCGTAAAACAGAAATGGTATTGCTGTGCCAGGGCCTCCCGCCGGTCCCGATCCTGCTTCAGGGCCTCGGGGTCGGGTGATAGCCGGAGATCGCGGGCGTCGCGTTCCATTACTGCGGTCTCCCGATGTCCGTCGGCGGTACGATGGTTGGGATAACGAGTCCCGCCGCCGGGGCCTTGTAGTTCAGGATGGCGCTCGCAGCATCCGTCAGCATCCGCCAGCACAACTCCTTATTCACAATCGGTCCGGTCACCTCCACGCCCTTCCCGTCCGCTCGCACCTTGATAATGAGCGGCCGGATGTCCTGCGGGGCGACTGACTCTGTGCCGTTTCCGTACATGCGCGTCCTCCAGCGGTGCAGCGATTGACTACGCCTGCCCACCCGCGGCCGCTCCCGCTCCACCGCCCGCCGGTTGGAGCGCTTTCACCATCGGCGCGGCATTTTTCATCGCCTGCGTCGCCGACATCGCCGCTTGGGCTTGGGCCTGCGCCTGCATGGCGGCGGCCCGCTGCTGACGGATTTGGGCGATGATCTCCTTGCCCCGCGTGATGCGGGCCGGCATGCCGACCACCTGCGCGACCGTCAAGCCCATCTCGTCCAGGTCCACCTGATCCATGACGTCCTGAGTGCCTGTCATGTTGATCACGCTTTGCGCCCACATGAGCCACCGTTCGATGCCCGTAACATCATCAGCGCGTTGCGCCCTGGACAGCGGCCCCTCGTACTGGATGTGCAATTCGGCGCCCTGGAGTTCCGGCGGCGGCGGCGGGAGCATCCCGTCATCCCACAAGGACCAGAACGTCCCCTCCACGATAGGTTGCAGGAATTCTGTGGTGAGGCGTCCGTATATCGGGCCGAGGAGCTTGTAGTACTGCTCGTAGCGCTTGGCGATCTCGTAGGGGCTCATGCCGCCGGGCGGACCTTCGGTCAGCGGCGGGAGCGCCTCGATCTGATCCAGGAAGAAGACCTGCCGGATTTTCGTAATCAGCCGGTCCTCTTGCAGGGTGGCGATATCAATGCGGCCGCCGCTGCCCATCGTGCGCACCGCGTTGGCCTGTTTCTCCCAGTTGACGGCTGAGGGCTCCCAGATCAGGTCGCCGACGACGCGCCCTTGCAATGCGAACAGCACCGGAGCGATGTCAATGGCCACGCCGAGCAACTTCAGTTCGGTAATGCGGTTCAACGTGCGAATGTCCGGGAGCGCGAGATGGCCTTGCCCGGTGCCCCAGACTTCATTGGTGGCTTTCCGCCACCGCAGGCAGATGATGGGGTTGTGCCGGAATCCGCCCTCGTGGATGAGATGGGCCTTCTCCTCCCACATCCAGAGGTTCGCCCAGGGCATGTTCTTGCGATCCATCTTGGTCGGGTTCCGGTCCTGCCGGGGCATGATCCATTGGGTGAAGGTCTCCAGCTTGTCGGGCCGCTTGAGAAATTCCTTCACCAGGTCCGGGCCAATGGCTTCGCCCCAGTTCTGATAAGCCGCCCGGAGCGATAGCTTCACCTTCCGAACGAGTGTGTCCACCCGCCCCTCAGCGTCCTCCTGGATGCAATACGTGCCGATAGGGACGCCCTCCCACAGCAGCTTCCCCCGTTCGCCCGGACGCTCAGGACGTTTCTTGAAGCGGAGCATGGTGCCCGTGCCGAATATCGGTGCCTCATGGAGCACCTCGCCGGCCACATTGGGGAAGTTGCTGCTGACGATGGCCCAGTTCACGCCCGTGCTGACGTACTCGCACCAGTTCTGGGCGGTGTTTCTCTCGTTCAGTTCCGGTGGCCACGCCTTGATACTCTGCCACTTTTGTGACGGGTTCACGAGGTTGCCCTGGAGATTGGCGGCCAGCTTCGTCGGAGCCGTCATGCCCTCCGAGTCGTAGATGAACGTGGTCTTGCGCGACCCGGGCTCGCTCTCGACCGTCAAGGGCGGGAGCTTCGTCGGCTGGAGATATTCCGCCAGCAGCCGCCAGTCCCGCTCATAGTTGAGACGGTCGCTCAACATCCGCTGGTGGCGGTCAATCAGGGACTTCACGTCCACGTCAGGCACGGCGCTTCCGCCTTTTGCCGGTCAAGGTCGTCTTCCCGGTCTTCATGTCCTTCACTTCCACGACGCGCTTGCCCTTGAAGGCTAGCCCCTGCATCCGGCCGCCGGGCAACCGCCGCATCCGGTAGCGCACGCCCTTGCCGAGAGGCATCAGACGCTCCCCCGAACCATCCGCTGCGAGCGAAACGACGCCAGCGGATCAGTCTGTGCCCGGGCATACCGCTGGAGCGGTTCCTCGTCGAACTCGTCCAGCATCCCCGCCCGGTACGCCACCGCCAGTGTGCGAAGGGCCGAGGATCCATGGCTCGCCCAATTGTGCACGGGCTCCCGCGAAAATGACTGCCGTTTCTCGTCCCAGGCGTACTGGTAGGACCGCAGGGCATCCAAGCCGCGGGCGCATTTCGCGCCATCGAACCGCAACCGCCGGAACATCACCCGCGTCGCGTCAATCGCATCGTCGTGACTCACCTTCGGCGCCACCTCGGCCGGCGTGAGCCCCAGCGTCTCGGCCCGCGCCAACCGACTCTCCGTCGCCGTCCACTCCGTTACAGCCATATCGTGCGGGAACAGATGCAGCCCGAACCGATACAGCGTCCGCTCCTTCAAGAAGTGCGACCAGTAGTCCAACCCCTGTCCCGCCTCCTCGAAGTAGTCAATGAAGTGTAATGCCTGCCCGACCTCCTGGAAGCACCAGATGGCCGTCGTGTCACGCCCGATGTCCCAGGCCGTCCCCACCGGCAACTCCGGCCGGTACGGCAAGAACTCCACGCGCTTCTCCTGTTCCGCCCGCGCCACCAGGTCCCCGAAGATCGCCCCCCGAATGCTGCCCTCGAACGAACAGTAGTACTGACTCTGAATCTCCTCCTCGGGCGTCCCGCTCCTCCGCATCTGGTCAATGGAGTCCCGCATGGGGAAGGCCGGATCGTCCTGTTCCAGGATCACCGGCGAGCCGAACCACTTCTCCCCCGGCGCATCCCGCCGCGCCTCCGCCACCGTGAGTCGCTGCGCGAACCACTTCGGGTCCCGTTCCGCCATGCGAAAGAGCTCGTAGGCGTGGTTCTTGCCTTCGGGCGTGAAATCGAAGATCGCCCATCCCCCGTTCTCCGCCAGGATCGGCTCCACGATCTTCGTCCAGCATTTCGGATCGTGCAACTGGTACTCCGAGAACACCACCCCGACGGGATTCGGCCCCGCGAGATTATCCGGGTTGTCCCCGCCCATAATCTGCCACGAGGAGCCCGCAGGCTGCCCCGGAAACGGCTTGAAGTCAATCCGCATCTCCGTGTCGTTGATCGCCTTCCCGCCCGGCCCGTTCGGACTGTCCGCAATCAGCGCCGACGGCCACCGATTCCGGAACGGCACATTGTCGAAGTCGCTCCCATCCCACAACGCCTCCCGGCCTCGCACCTTCGTCGGATAGATGTGCCAGTAGAGGCCTGGACGCCGCAGCATGGACTTCTGCGTGATCGCGAGGGACACCAAGTCCTTGCCATGTCGGCGGGGCCACACGATAACGAGACGCCGGATGCCTGACTCCCAGGCTTGAATCACAGGCAACTGGTACGAGCGGGGGAGAAACTTAGACCCGGGAGTAGGACCTTGGGGCAAGTAGAGTACTGAGGGGCCTGGAGACTCAGCGGCACGGCGGGCGTTACGAGGCATCAGAGCTCCGATTGGGAAAGAAAGGGGAAACTCTCCCTAGGGCCTTGGCCGCCTCTCCTTTGGCTCCGAATGGAGCCGCATGGGCATTCAGTCTGTACCCAGCCTCACGCATGGGAGCGACCCATGACGCTGGCTTCTCGGGAGAGAGTCGAAATACTTCCAGAGGGTGTACCCAACGGGAGTGGGTTGTAACGCAGCGTCGGGTCGGCGGGGGGTGGGGGGGTATCGACCGCGCCTGAGATTTTTCGGTCCGCGCCCGCTCGGCCCCGCTCGACTGCATTACCAATGGTGTCTGATGGGCCATTACTCGCAATGAATCCACACAGTTACGATTGATGGTAGTTAACCTCAACCACTGTCAGCGACACATTGCCCGCACCAGACTGTGCCTGCGCCGGGATCGTGCCGGCGCGCTCGTGGAGTCGCAGACCGATCTCGACCGCTCGGAGTTGCGCGTCGTTATCATCCGCGATTACCGCGTCCTCTCCAGAGCCATACCGACGCTGTGCATCAAGCTTATCCTTGGCCTTGCCGATCAACGCGTCCATGGTCAGACCCTTGGCAGTCAGCAAGACCCGCAGTGCCTCCGCAAGATCACCACCGGGCCGCAACCGCTCACGCAAGCTGGTAGAGCTAGCCGAGAACCCAGCACCCTGCAGCGCTTGCGCCACGCTCTTGCCCTCGGCGATACCCTCAATCACCTTGACCTCCCGCGGCCGGATGTGATCGAGCTTGCCAGTGCGCCGAGCGTGGTACATCACGTTATACCGTCGCTTGGCCTCACCCGTGAGTGGCATGGCTGATTGCCCCGATGTGTATCCTGGGTAGTCACCTTGGAGCTTGGGTCGCTACGCTCCGAGGAAACGCGCGCGTAGTACGCATACCGCGGGATTTTCTCCGTGTCAAGCACAAAATCGAGCTTGTGAAATTTCGTGGGGTTTCGTTTTCACAAGCTCATGCTTGTTCCGTACAAGCTCAAGCTTGTGAAATTCACAAGGTGGCGCTTGTGAAGAAGAATAGCCTGCAATCTTGTCCCAACACCCAGACAGCTTGCAATCCTTCCCCAATGCTCGTAAGTGCTTGATTTTTAAGGGCAAAGTGCCAATTTGCAGGTATTTTCGTGTGACGTTGCGTCCCATGACCGATAATGCTACAAACACAGTTTTGCCAGCAAAATCGCACACTTAGCTGATCCGCGACACTTGGCATCGTGCGTGCAGATATGACAGGCATCAATCACGCGACGGGAGGAGCAACATGAAAACAGAGCTGATCGTCTGTGGAGAAGGGGGTTGGTACTACCTAGTTCCCCTTGCCAGTGGGGGATACCAACTGGCGAGCGACCCATACGGGCGTCGCATACTGGCCAATGGCTATGTCTACGCCACGAGGGCAGACGCAGAGAGGGCAGCATACAGCTTTGCCACTCCGTAACTCGGTCGCCGCATGGTGCGGCGGGAATGGAGACGCGAACCAACAGCCCACAGGGGCAGGAGGAGATGCCATGAAAATCTACACATACCCAAATGGGGTCGAAGCATATTTGGAAACGCGGGCTGGCATCTCGTGCCACGGGGCGCCAGTCGTGATCTTGAGGGCTCCGGCGCAGTGGCCTGGGGTGGAGCCTCCGGGGTTCGCCGGCCTGGAACGGGGCATAATATGTGGCCCCGCAGACTATTGTGCCGGCGAGCGAGCTGCGAGCCTCGTCGTCCGATGTGTTGATTTCGGTCCAGGGGTCGATGGGGATGGGGGCACGATCCACCCAATCGATACGGACGCCGCGCGAGCGTTTTGCTCGCAGTGGCCCGAGGGGCCACAGCCGAGGCCAAAGGAGGTAACAGCATGACAACCCTACGACGGCCGGTAGTCAGGATCGTATCTACCGCCCTTTTTTCTCAGGGCCGCTGCCGCCCGATTGTAGTCAGCCTGAAGCCCCCCGGCGATGTATTGGGCCTGCGGCTCAAGGGCGAGCGGCGCACATATTGGTTGCCGCTTGGATGGTGCTACGCCCAGGCCGTGCGACTGGCCGTTGCAGAGAAACGGGCGACGAAATCCCGGAAGGGGAACACAGCATGAGCCACCTGACCCGGGTCCTAGCAGTGCTTGACCATCTCCAGGACTTCACCTCGCCCGGCGACATCTGCCGGGTGCAGGGAATCAAC